ATATAATGGGTCGTAAATTAATGGTAGGTGATGTGTTAGAATTACCTCACTTAGTAGATTATAATCCATTAAGAGATACTATTCCAGTTGCATTAAAAAGATTCTATCAAGTAACTGATTCTAATTATGCAAGTGAAGGTTTTAGTCAAACATGGTATCCTCATTTGTGGCGTATCAAATGTGAGCCATTAGTTGATAGTCAAGAATTTAGTCAGATATTACAAGAACCTATTAATCAAGATAATTATTTAGGACTATGGGATAAAGATAGAACATATCCACCGGGTTATGTTATTAGTTACGGTGATAAAAACTATACTAGTATAATTGAAGTACCAATTGGTATAGCACCTCCTAATTCAACATATTGGGAACTAGATCCTAATCAGAATCTCAAAGACATTATGGCTACGTATAATAGAAATATTCAAGTCAATAATGCAATTCTAGATGAAGCCGCTCGTATTGTACCTAAAGCAGGTTATGATCGTTCTAATTTATATGTAGTACCTACATACGGTGAGTATGAGACTGACGCACAATTATCAGGTAAAATTAATCAGCCGGCACCACCTATTAATATCAACACTAACTCTAGCGGAGCTCCTACTCCAGCTGTAGGCACAGTTGTAATGATGCGTAATCCTAAATATAAGAATCCTAGTCCAGCTATTAGGATTAGCAAAGAAGTTGCTATGAGTATTTGGGATATGACTGCTGATACTGATATAACACAGTTAAAATCATTTCAACAAATAAACTTAGAGACAATGCAATTAGCCCCTGAAAGAATAGGCACAGGTTCTGGTCCAGTTGAAGGGGATAGAGTTTTAGTAGTTAACTCACTAGGTGCTATAACAGGGCCGTATGGTACTGCTGATAATACATATGCTACTGCTGACCAAAATCCAGAGTTACCTGGCTTTACTGGTACTGTAAGTCAACAGATGGACTTTAGAGCAGACTGTGATCCTGCATTCCAGTATATTGCACGTAGTACACCTAGAACATTCGGTTATACAATGGGGTACTTAGATGGTGATGGTACTGCTCCTAACGGATTGCCTACTGGCGCAGGTATAGTATTCCCGCAAAATCCTCAAGTGGGTGATTACTTCTTACGTATAGATTATCTACCTAATATATTATATCGTTGGGACGGAAGACTTTGGGTTCGTATCTCAGAGAACGTTAGAACACAAACTGGATTTACTTCACAAGATTTGTCACAGCAATCTAGCTTCATAAATAACAGTAACGTTACTGTACTAACAGATGGTACAACAACTACACAAGCACAACCGTTATCGTCAATATTGACTTTAACACCAGATTCAATACCACCGGTAGTATAACACATGGCACAATTTTTTTACGATAATCAGATCCGCAGATTTTTAATTCAGTTTGCAAAAATCTTTAGTAACTGGCAAGTAACTAAAGGCAAAGACCCTGCAGGAAATGATATCTACGTTCGTGTGCCGGTTATGTATGGCGACAGTAGTAGACAAGCTAGTACTATCATTGCTGATAATAGTGCTAGTAACTTACCAAGTGCACCACTAATTACATTTTATATAAGTGGTTTAGAATACGATCAAAAGAGAACACAAGACCCAACGTTTGTTGATAGAATAAACGTTAGACAAAGAGCTTATAATGCTGATACACAAAGCTATGAGCAAACACAGGGGCAAGCGTTTACAGTTGAACGATTAATGCCTGTACCATATACGTTGCGTATTACTGTTGACTTTTGGACTACTAATTATAATCAAAAATTAGAATTGATTGAACAGTTAGGTACGTTGTTTAACCCTTCATTAGAAATTCAATCCACTGATAACTTTATTGACTGGACAAGTCTAAGTGTTGTATACCAAGATGGATTGACATTCAGTAGTCGTACTATTCCCCAAGGTACCGGTAATCCTATCGATGTATTGACATGGAAGTTTTACATGCCTATATGGATTAGTACAGCGGCTAAACTTAAAAAGTTTGGTGTCATACAAAAGATTATCGCAAGTATATTCAAAGGTACAGCACTTACTGATATACAAGATGAGGATTTATTGTTAGGTACTCGTCAAAAGATTACACCATATGGTTATAAATTATTATTATTAGGTAACACGTTACAGTTGTTACCTGCTGATGAAGCATTTTATCCCGACAATGAAGATTTAAATTTACCTCCTAGCCCTAATACAAGTTTATATTGGAGTAGTTTGTTAAATGTATACGGTACCTTAAGACCTGGCATCAGTCAGATATGGTTACAAAACCCATATATGGATACTGAAATTGTAGGTACTATTGTCCCAGATCCAGTTGATGATAGATTATTGATATACACTATTGACCCAGATACGTTACCTCAAAATACATTAGACCCGGTTGATGGTGTAATAAATCCATTAATCACCGGACCCAATGCTGGATTGCCCGGGCCCGTTAACGGTCGTAGATATCTGATTGTTGAAAATATAGGAAGTCCGGGTAATACTACTACTGCATGGGGAAGTTTAATAGCTAATGCAAATGATATCATTGAATATAGTTCTGGACAATGGTCTGTAGTGTTCAATAGTTCAAATGATACTGCAATAGAGTATGTAACTAATTTGTCCACCAATGTACAATATAGATATACAGACGGCATATGGATGAAGAGTTGGGAAGGGTGGTATGGTCAAGGTGATTATAGTATTGTAATTTAATCAATTATATGATATAATACACTCATGAATAATACTTCCGGTGGAGTTTTCTTTTACTCAAAAAAAACAGAACGTTACTTATACTTACTACGAACTGATAATAAGAATCCGGGCAATTGGGGTATACCCGGTGGTAAAATAGAATCCGATGAAACGTTACTTGAGGGAATCGCTAGAGAGTGTGAGGAAGAGATTGGTTATTTTCCTAAAAAAGCAAAACTAATTCCAATTCAAAAATTTGTAAATCATACATTCACATACCATACATTTTTCTGTGAAGTTGCTAATGAGTTTACGCCTATACTAAATGATGAGCACTGTGGTTATGCTTGGGTAGGAGAGGGACAATACCCCAAGCCATTGCATCCCGGATTGTTTAGTACTGTTAACTTTGATGTTGTGCAAGAAAAATTAAACACATTAACAAAAAAGGGGCATTAAGCCCCTTTTTTATTTTAGCAATTTAGCTACAGTATCGAATCCAAGTGATCCTATTACTATCCCTGCACCCATCATCATCCATCTCCACTTTTCTAAAGCAGAAACTTTTGATCCTAGTTCCTTGTGTGCTGTAACATCCTCGTTACGCATATTAGTTAGAAGTGTTCTAGTTTCTTCTGCGTTACGATCAAGGCACTCATGCATATCTTTCAGACTAGTTTTGATTTCGCTGACATCTTGTTCGATATTTTTAACTTGAACTTGAAGTACAGCGATTTCTGTTTTAGTAGTCTGCGCAGGCATTTTAATAGTTCTACCCGTTGTCATAATTAAGCGTTAGCAATAGTTACTAATGAGTAAGGCTGGCCATTATCTGCATTAGCCGCTGCCGCAGTATTGAATGTTACATATACTGGTGTAGCATTAGCAAGAACAATATTACCTGTAGCAATTGGACCTGATGTAGCAGTAAACAACTCACCAGTGTGGTCAGATAGACTTTGAACTGTTTGAGTAGCACTGTTAGCATAGGTAGCAAGAATACGCATTGTGTTTGGTGTCAATGCTGTGTTAGCAACGTTAGCCAATAAACATTGTGCTGTTAAACCAGTAGTTCCACCTGTTACTAGATACTTCTGTTTACCTTTTTGACGAACGATAAAACCTGCTTCGTCATCTGCGTAGACGAATGCGGCTCCTGTTGAAGCTACGGCTGCGTTTGCAACTAATTCAACAACATCTTGTTGTGCATCTGGAGTACCAGTAGCACTTGATAGATCGACTTCTGCACCACCTAAGGTGTTAGACACCGTGAATGCGGCTGCATTAGCAATTGCTTTAACAAAATAAACTTGACCAGAAACTAGACCACCTAAGTTAGCAGTAAATCTTACTGTACCATTAGCGACCAATGTCTGAGCATTACCTGAAGTACCAATGATGTTACCTGTATTTTGTGTGTTAGCAACAGCAACTGTTGTTAAGCCAGGAACTGTGTTAGCAAAACCTATAGTAGTGTAATCTGTACTACCGTTAATGTTTGCGCTTGCTACTTGAATAGCAGAACCAACACTTAGTGTATTAGCTAAATCAGTGCCAATACCAGTTACATATGCAGTATCTGTAGCAGAATACAATATACCTGTACCATTAATACCAATAGCTACACGTGGTAGAACTTGTGGGCCAATAATTGCCGTATTACCACCAACTACAGAGTATGTGTTGCTGTTAGTTGTCGGGAAACCTGTACCACCATTTGGGTTGTTGAAATATGCATCAACTACACCAACTGATGTTGATACTGTTGTACCAGACGTAGCACTCAAGTTAACTGGAGTATACGTTGGATTTGCACTCAAGTCTGTTGCAGAAGCAGTAAAAGTTGTGTTACTTGTTACATTTAAAATCCAATAAGTTGTGTTAGCAGTTAGGCCACCTGTTGTACTTGCTGGGATGAATGGCATACCTTTGATAACACCCAAAGTTGATAAGTTTTGAGAAACCGTTACTTCTTCAGTTGATGCATCTGTATCCGTGATTGTTAATATGGCTTGCGCCTTTGCGATTTTTAGAGGACGTCCCATTTGTTTTTCCTTTGATAAAATTAGCGGGTTCTAGCCGCTACGCAGTGGGTAACTGCATAAACTCTCAGAATGAGAGTGTATGATATATTTATCTTAAATGGGTATTATTCTGTACCAGTGTTGGCATGTGTTGCACCTAAATCAGTAACACTGAATGCTCCTGCACTACCTGCTACGTTGATATAAGCAATATAATTGCCCTGACCAACCAAATAATTGTTGTCTACCGTATTAGCCGGAATAACTTCACATGCTGTTAAGTTAGCAGTAACGTTAGCATTCCCGGATGCTATTGCAATAGCTGAAGTGGTAGTAGCAATACGAACTTTATCGGTAGTTGCTACCGTAGTTAATTGACTTGTACTGTTTGCTGTATAAATTGCTGATGCCATTTTTAATTCCTAAATTATAATCTTCCGACTGCGACTTCAATAACGCCTTCGATTCCGTCAAAGTTTTCTAATGCCTTGCCGATAACTGTTCCCATTTGCGGGTTGTTCCATGGTCTAGCAAAACCGTTGCCTGCACTAACCATCATATCACCTTTGCGTACTGCACCGCGAACTTTAGTTGGTACACGACCTTGTAAAGCAATAGCTATGGCAATACCTTTACAGTCAGCATTCATTGCGTATGCCGGGCTAGTTGATACTACTCCTGCAACTCTAGTTGTTCCATCTTGTGCAATAGTGACTTCATTATCGCCACCAAACTCAAGTACTGTACCAGGCTCATATATAGCATCAGCCTCGTAATATTCTGCCAAGTCAGCATATGACGCTTCTAATTTTGAACCAGAAGTTAAAGTCCAATTACCTGTAATTGTACCTGCTGTAGTATTTGCACCAGTTGTTAATACAGTAGCACCCACTGTACCAGTATATGTGGGCAAGTATGAAGCTACATTGCTATTACTATATGATCCTGCAAAACTAATAGACACACCATTAGCATAATAATAGTTATCTGTCTTGATACCACCTGTAGCTACGTTAGCTGATACTGTCAATGCAGTCAACGTACCAGTACTGGTAATGTTAGGTTGCGCTGCCGTGTATACAGTACCTGCAACTAATGCATTACCAACTTGACCCGACACATTAGCGCCTGCAACTGCATTAGCAGTTGTTGCATACGTAGCAAGTCCGGCATTCGCTACATTCAAATTGGCAACTTGTGTTGTAGATGTGACTACTAATGGTGCTGTGCCTATAGCTACATTTGAAATTAATTGGCTAGCTGTTACTGTACCTGCAGTATTAATATTAGATCCAGATACATTACCAGTAGCACTTAGTATACCACCTGTTATTAAATTACCACCAGTTATATTACCAGTAGCACTTACTAAGCCACCTGTTGTTAAATTACCACCAGTTACATTACCTGTTGCGGCTAAGACACCACCTGTTGTTAAATTACCACCAGTTACATTACCGGTAGCAACTATCAATCCAGCTGTACCTAAGTTACCAACGTTAGCATTACCGATGACAGTTAATGTAGTCAATGAACCAACACTGGTAATATTGGGTTGAGCAGCCGTTGTTACTGTACCAGTTAACAGTGTTGCTATCAAATTACCAGTTGCCGCATTAAATCTGAAGGAAGCGTTTGATCCTAGTGCATAGTTAGCTGTTGTATTTGCACTAACAAATACAGGATAAAACGTTCCAGTAGTCTGTGTAGTGACTACTTCAAAATCACTTACGTTAGCATAACTTACATTAAGATTAGCAACTCTGGTGGTAGATGATACTGTTATGGGTGAGGTGCCTGTTGCAACATTAGAGAATAATAGATTAGCCCTAACGTTTCCATTTGCGTTAACATCAACAATGTTGGCAGTACCATTTACATCTAATAAATTAGTAGTGTAATCCCATGTAAAATCAGCATCTCCATCTAAAATATTGTTATTATTAAATTGTATAGCAGTATTTGAC